TTTATTATTATGTTTCAAAGGGTTGGTTTATGTACGCGTCACCTGTGCTCTCGAACGCTCCTATCGAGGGAGAGAAGGTTAAGGCGTTACCTATTTCGTGTTTCCTTACATATGTCCCTGATTCGTTAGAAGGGCTAATTGATCATTCGGCTGAATTGAGATGGTTGTCCGTAAAAGGTGGTGGCGTTGGTGGTCACTGGTCAGACGTACGTGCAGTATCAAAGAAGGCACCTGGCCCTATGCCATTCCTTCATACAGTTGACGCTGACATGGTCGCCTATCGCCAGGGCAAAACACGCAAAGGTTCCTATGCTGCCTATATTGACATTGATCATCCTGATATTGTAGAGTTTTGTAATATGCGGATTCCAACTGGTGATGTCAACCGCAAAAATTTAAATCTACACCATGCCGTAAATATTACTGATGAGTTTATGGAAGCAGTAGAAAAAGATGCCGATTGGTATTTGGTTGATCCACACGACAAGTCTTCTCGTGATACAATGAAGGCTCGTAAATTGTGGGAACTATTGCTTGAAACTCGTTATCGTACTGGTGAGCCGTATTTAAACTTTATTGATACAGCAAACCGAGCAATGCCAGAAAGTCAGAAAAAACTTGGTCTTAAAATCCGTGGTTCAAATTTGTGTAATGAAATTCATTTGGCCACCAATGAAGATCGTACTGCTGTGTGCTGTTTGTCGTCCGTAAATTTGGAAAAATATGACGAGTGGAAAGACACTACAATGATCGAGGACCTTATTGAATACCTTGATAATGTTCTTCAGTTCTTCATTGACCATGCTGGAGATGAAATCTCTCGTGCTCGTTATTCTGCTCAACAGGAACGTTCTCTTGGTCTTGGTGCTATGGGGTTCCATTCATATTTGCAACAGCATCGGATTCCATTTGAGTCAGAAGAGGCCGAAAAAGTTAATGAAGATATCTTTAAAAACATTTATTTGCGAGCCTGTTCTTCGTCTCTGTCACTAGGTAAGAAAAAAGGTGAAGCACCTGATATGAAAGGCACTGGTCGTAGAAACGCACATATGTTGGCGATTGCACCAAATGCCAATTCCTCTATGATCGCTGGTACATCGCCTTCTATTGAGCCATGGAAGGCTAATGCATTTACCTCACGTACACGAGTCGGTTCCCACTTGAATAAAAATCCATATCTTGAAGAGGAACTAGAAAAGTTGGGTAAAAATACAGAAGCCATTTGGTCGTCTATTATTACCAATGGCGGATCGGTCCAACATTTGGAATTCCTATCAGATCATCTTAAGGCTGTATTTAAAACTGCTATTGAGTTGGATCAAATGTGGGTGGTTAAATTGGCTGGCAAGCGACAGAAATATCTGTGTCAAGGTCAGTCGTTAAATCTATTCTTCCCTGCTGGTGCTGATAAGGCATATCTGAACCGTGTACACTATGCGGCATGGAAGTATGGAACAAAAGGTCTATATTATTTGCGCACAGAAACATCAAACCGCGCCGAAAATGTGGCCGAAAAAGTAGAAAGAGAAAAACTAGATAATGTGGTAAATATTGATGCCAGCAAAGTGAGTTTTATTAACGGAAATGACGAGTCGCAGGACGAATGTGTAGCCTGCCAAGGATAAGAGGAAAAGATGGACGTACTAATTTATTCAAAATCAAATTGCCCGTTTTGCGAAAAGGCAAAAGCGTGGTTTACACAACACGGAATTTTATTCACAGAGATCAAACTTGACAACGAGGAAGAACGTCTGGCATTCTATCAGAAAGTTCCTCATGCACGTTCGGTTCCGCAGATCTTTATTGATGATAAACTAATTGGAACATATAATGATCTGATGGCCAAAGCCGACACACTAATTAAAAAGAAAGGTGGTTTGCTAGAGTTCAGTGAAACATATAAGCCTTTCCATTATCCGTGGGCTGTAGAGATGACTACCCGACACGAGAAAGCTCACTGGATTGAGGACGAAATTGACCTATCAGAAGATGTATCTGATTGGAAGGGCGGCAAAATGTCAGATATGGAGAAGGAATATGTTACGAACATTCTCCGTCTCTTTACACAATCTGATGTTGCGGTCGGTCAAAACTACTTTGATCAATTTATTCCTAAATTTAAAAACAATGAAGTCCGCAATATGCTAGGTTCCTTTGCCACTCGTGAAGGTATTCACCAACGTGCATATGCTCTATTGAACGAGACACTTGGTTTGCCTGATTCCGAATATCATGCATTCCTTGAGTATCAGGAAATGGCTGATAAAATTGACTTTATGATGGACAGTGATGTAAATACAATGCGCGGCCTAGCCCTTGCTCTTGCCAAATCGGTAATGAATGAAGGCATTGCGCTGTTTGCATCGTTTGTGATGCTGTTGAACTTCCAACGGTATGGTAAAATGAAAGGCATGGGTAAGGTCGTTGAGTGGTCGATTAGAGATGAATCAATGCATGTTGAAGGAATCTCTAAACTATTCAAGGCATTCTGTAAGGAACACCCACGGATTGTTGACGATGAGTTTAAAAAAGAGATTTACGAAATGTCTCGCCTGGCAGTAAAACTAGAAGATAAGTTTACTGACCTAGCATATGAGATGGGCGACGTGGATGGTCTATCCAAAGATGAGGTAAAACAATATGTTCGGTACATTACTGATCGTCGTCTACTTCAACTTGGAATGAAACCAAACTTTAAGGTAAAGGATAATCCTCTACCATGGCTCGAGTGGGTACTGAATGGTGCTGATCATACCAATTTCTTTGAGAACCGTGTGACAGAATACGAAGTTGCTGGTTTGTCTGGTAAATGGGATGATGCTTACTCTAACATGCAAGTAGCTTAATAAATACTCCCTGGGTACATAATAATAATAACCTAACCAGGGAGAATAAAACTAATGACACAACAAAATGAGTACGATGTCCATTTAATTAAAGTAGTTGACGGTGACACAGTTGACGTTGATATTGATCTAGGCTTTGGAATTCAATTAAAGGATGAAAGAGTTCGGATTATGGGCATCGATACACCAGAGTCGAGAACATCCGATAGGGTGGAAAAATTATTTGGTATTGCAGCAAAAAATAGACTAAAAGAATTGCTTGAAAAAGATGCCAAACTTATCACCACTGAGGATAAAGACGGTGAGGATATGAAGGGTAAATTTGGTCGTGTACTTGGTGACTTTCGTGCCGCTGATGGCAAATTGGTCACTGAAATTATGATCGCCGAGGGGCATTGTGTTCCTTATTTTGGTGGTTCAAAAGAGGAAGTTCAGGCAGCACATATGAAAAATCGTGAACGTCTTTTGGCTGAAGGTATTGTGGATCGTGCTGAATATGATAAAATGGTTATTGCTGAAGCAAACGAGAAAAAATAATAAGGCCAATTTAGAATGATTAGTCATGCTCATTTTGAAAAACTTGTCGAAGATTTAAAATCAGATGGTAGATATAGGACCTTTAACGATATACTAAGAGAGCGTGGGGACTTCCCTCGCTCTATTTGGTATGGTCCATATGCTCCAAAACAAATTGTAAACTGGTGTTCTAATGATTACCTTGGTATGGGTCAAAATCAAATTGTGATTGATGCCATGCATACAGCCTTGGACCAAACCGGATCAGGATCTGGTGGTACAAGGAATATTGGTGGAACATCACATTATCATGTAACACTTGAGCGTGAACTTGCCTCCTTACATAAAAAGGAATCAGCACTACTATTCACAAGTGCATATGTTGCAAATGAATGGGCACTCATTGCTCTCAGTAAAATAATTCCAAATATTATTTTCTTATCTGATGATAAAAACCATGCATCATTGATTATGGGTATGAAGCACAGTAGAGCACCCAAAATTATTTGGGAACATAATAATATGGATGAGCTTGAAATTTCTTTGCAAACAGCCCAAATGTCAAATAAGCTACCTGTAATTATTTTTGAATCAGTCTATAGTATGGATGGTGATGTAGCACCAATCGAAAAAATATGTGATCTTGCTGATAAATATGGGGCAATGACCTACATTGATGAGGTTCATGCTGTTGGTCTCTATGGTGATACCGGTGCCGGTTATTGTGAGAAACTAGGATTAGAATCAAGGATAGATATTATCAATGGGACGCTCGGAAAAGCATTTGGGGTCCAGGGTGGTTATATTGCTGGTGATAGTATTATTATTGATGCTATCAGGTCTGTCGCTAGTGGATTTATTTTCACGACATCAACCAGCCCCGTCATCTGTGCCGGAGCTCTCGCCTCAATCAGATATATCAGTGACCATCCTTCCCTCCATCGAGAGCATCAACAAAAAGCAGGGCTATTAAAAAAATTATTAGCCGAAGCCAACATTGAGGTGCATGAAAATGCATGTACTCATATTGTTCCGGTTATGGTACGAGATGCCAAAAAATGTAAAAGAATGAGTGATCGCCTTCTTACGGAATTTGGCATATATATTCAACCGATAAACTATCCTACTGTTGAGGTAGGAGAAGAAAGGTTAAGAATAGCACCCACACCTTTACACACAGACACCATGATAATTGATCTAGTTGAGGCACTTAAGAAAGTATTTGAGGATGAAACCTGAAAGTCATTATTGGAATTGGTTTAAACAATTACGTTCTAAAGGTTATTCTTTTGTTTACAGCCTGCAGTGGGCGTGGTATAATAGTAAGAGATATAATCTGGACGGCACATATCTAAAGAATGGAAAAAGAACATGAATAAAATTAAAAAGGCAATATGGTTTACACTGGGAATCTTGTGTTTAGGGATAGCATACCTAGGTGTAATTTTGCCAGGTATCCCGTGGAGCACACCTATTCTAGGTGCAGCATTTTGTTTTGCAAAATCAAGTGAAAAGTTTCATAATTGGATTATGAATCATAAATTATTCGGACCGTTTATTAAGGAATGGCAGCAATATAAAGTATATCCACAGAAAGGCAAATATATTATGATGGCAGTTATGTCAACATCATTGGCGTTTATGTGGTTCGGCACGGGCAACCCAATGGCTACATTATATCTGTTCATTCTATTTGCTTTAATTGTAATATGGGCATGGCGGTATCCAGGTTCAAAAGAGGAAGCACAGCGTCGTATTGATGCAGGAGAAAAGTTAGGATGGTTACGCTAGGCGAACTTGGTCTGTTGGCAGTATTTCTCTGCCCTATGGTTTTCGGTGGGATCACATTTTATTTGTCGTGGAAGGTTATTGAGGAACAAGATAAATAAACCTATACACAATGTTATTGATGAGGAGACATTATGTCAAAAAGAATTCTTATTACTGGTGGCGGCGGTTTTATTGCTCACCATCTAATCAATCAAGTACTTATCCGAACAGATTGGGAAGTTGTTACACTAGATCGTCTTGATTATAGTGGTAATCTCAATCGTCTGCATGATCTACTTCAGGACAGAACACCGGCAGAACGGAAACGCGTACGAACAATTTTCCATGATTTAAAAGCAGAAATTAATCCAATGCTCGAGGCGGACATTGGTCCAGTTGATATTGTGGCTCACCTTGCTGCAGGTTCTCATGTTGACCGTTCTATTGAGCGCCCTATGGAATTTGTAATGGATAATGTAGTGGGCACTTGTAACCTATTGGAATATGCTCGCCGTCAGGATAATCTTGAAAGGTTCCTATATTTTTCTACTGATGAAGTATTTGGCCCTGCGCCAGAAGGTGTAAAGTATGATGAATATGACCGATACAATTCTACAAATCCATATTCGGCTTCGAAGGCTGGTGGTGAAGAATTGGCGGTTGCATTCCAAAACACATACGATATGCCGATCTACATCACACATACTATGAACGTTTTTGGTCAACGACAACACCCAGAGAAATTTATTCCTTTGTGTATTCGTAAAGCCAGAGACGGTGATGTGGTGACAATTCATAGTGATGCTACAAAAACAATCCCAGGCTCTCGTCATTATATCCATGCAGAGGATGTTGCTGATGCTACTCTATTCCTGCTAGAAAATGATCGCACCCTGGATATGACTAATAACTCTGGTATTAAATGCCCCAAGTTTAATATTTGTGGGGCGACAGAATTGAATAACCTTGAACTTGCAACAATGATTGCAGAAGCGCAAGGTAAGGAACTAAAATATGAATTTATGGACTTCCATAGCAGCCGTCCTGGTCACGATCTGCGTTATGCTCTCTCTGGATCTCGGATGGCATCCATGGGTTGGACTCCACAGCCCGTCGAAGATCGAATTGCAGAAGTCGTGCACTGGACTCTAGATAATACACGGTGGTTGGATATATGAGTTGGGAACAATTAATTGATAATGCCTACAATTTTGCTAGGTACCAAAAAAGTGATATTCATGAGCACATTCCTGTACTATATGAATTGGGAATGCAATGTGAACATATTACAGAAATGGGGGTGAGAACTGGTAATAGTACCAGAGCATTCCTTAAAACTGACGCTGCATTGAGATCATATGATTTAAAATTAGATAAACGTATGGTTGAAATTTTTAATGAGGCTGTAAAGGCAGATAAAGATGTAGAATATATTGCAGGTGATGTGTTGACACTCGATATTGAGGAAACAGATCTATTGTTTATTGACACTTGGCATTGTTATGCTCAGTTATGCCGAGAGCTTGAATTGCATGGAAATATGGCTAGAAAATATCTTGTATTCCATGATACATTTACTTATGGCCTTCGCAATGAAAGCGGTGTGGATCCTGAGCCTGGATCTGAACCTTATCAAGGTCTTATTCCTGCTATCATTCAATTTGTTATTAAGAATCCGCATTGGCGATTTAAAGACTTTTATATGAACAACAATGGTTTAACGGTGTTGGAAAGAGTATAATGATTGTAGATTGTTTTCCGTTTTTTGCTCCATATGGTGAAGAAGTATTGTGCCTCCGAGTAAATCTTCTGAAGGATCACGTTGACAAATTTATTATTGTAGAATCAAATAAAACACACAGTGGCAAGCCGGTGGAAAGAAAGTTCCTAGAGATTGCTAAGCGTCGTAATCTTCCAATGGATAAAATTATATACATTGAACACGACATTCCAGAACCTGATGACTTAGAAATTTTGCCTATTGACTATCAGAATGCTGGTTTAAATAGAAAAAGAATGAATTCTGTTTATGCAAGAGTTCGCGAACGGTTACAAAAAGATGCCGTCATGGAAGGTATGACTGAATTTGCAGACGATGATGTGTTTATCTATGGTGATGCGGACGAGGTAATAAATCCGATTAATATTCCTTGGGTTGCAAATATTACTAAAAATAATCCCAATGTTATTATAAAAATACCACTTGTTTATTTACAAGGCCGTGCTGACCTACGTATTCATCATGCTGATGGTAAGCCTGTTGTCTGGTGGAGAGCAATGTTTTTTGCTACCAAAAAACAAATTATGGAAACAAAAATCAGTAACATCCGATGTGGTAATATGACAATGCCGGTCCAATGGCCCACTCATAATAATCAGGTTATCCAGGATATGGGATGGCATTTTGCATGGATGGGTGATGATGGTCAACGAAATACAAAGGCGACATCATTTGCTCATGCTTATGATAAATTCAATTGGCAGATTGAGCAGGGTGCTGGGGACTATTCAAAATATGATCAATTTCAAAAGAGTACACCTCCTGTCGCTGGAGAGGTAGCACCTGATGGACATCCAGATCATATACTTAGAGAATACCCACTTGAAAATCTACCGTCGTTGATCTTTGAAGATCCTTTCATTAAAAACTTTTTATTGCCAGAAACCGATCTTGATAAACCTGAAGAATTTATGTTTAATCGGTGCAAATGTGATTGGTGTGAAAATATCAAATGGCCTTTGTTGTTTAATCTCGACGAGGAAAAAACTTGGTTTGAAATACCGAGAAGTTGTTCTGTAACTATCAAGGAAACATATCCGAATAGAAAAAGAATCCAAAAGGAGCCTGAGCTTGTCAAAGGCAAATGGAAGAAATATAATAATGTCAATGGCACACCTATCGTAATTTTTTCCGATCCTATAGATAGATTCGTCTCATTGATTAATGTATATCTGGTTCCTGGGCAACGATATTATAATTATGGTAAAAACATTTTTAAAGGGTTGGGCAAAAACCTTGACGAGTGTACAAAAGAAGAAAAAATAGATCTGTTTTTCAAAAATCTGCAAAAGATTAGTAGCCTTCATCAGGTTCACCATTTCCATCCTCAGTGCATGTTTGTCGATACACAATCATTTGATGAGTTCCAGGTGGTGACCAGAAAGGGTGTAAACAAGTTCTTTGGCATATCAACTGTATACAATAGAACAAAAAAGGAAATTACGAAGAACGATTTTACACCACAACAAATTCACTTTATAAAGAAAATTTATCAGTCAGATTACGATTTTTTTGAAAAATATGGTTGACATTTGATCTAAGGTATATTATATTAGTAATATAAGGAAAAAAATGGAGATTCCAAATGTTCGGTATGTTTACTAATGAAGGAAATGCAAAGGTGGAAAAAATCGTTGCAGATGCTGTTAACCTAAAGAATATGGGCTACGGCGTTGAAGGTGCATGGAATTGGACCTTAAATGCTCTTAGTATGCTAGCGGCTTTGGAAGGCTTTGATGAAGCAGAAGATACTGCAGTTCGTGAAGCCGTGTATGATGCGGTTGTTTGTGGCTAATGTGAGGAGACAGTAATATGGCTGTTATGGCAACATATAAAAAGAAATTTCCTGTAGATCGATGGGGTCGCCCAGGTGGCATGTATTCCCTGGCAGATGTTCCTATTGAAAAATACGAAATCCTTGAGCGTGAATGCCAAGTATTAATTAGAGATAAAGAAAAGGAACTTTATCAAATTAAGGACCTTGAAAAAGGTTGGGAATTTGTAGTAGACTTTGATCAAGTCTTTGATATGCGTGAGGTAGCTGATAAATGAAATATGCAGTTTGTACAGTAACATCAACTTTTCGTATGCGTTATGTTCTTTCTGAGGAACAGCTTCAGACTCTAAACGAAGAGATGAAACTATCAGGCGATCAGATGATGATTGAATGGATGGAAGATACCGTTACGGCAGAGGAGGTTGATGAATTCTCACAAAAATTTATGGGAGAGCAAATCGTCAATACTGAGGTGATGGATCAGGATGAGGTGTTAAAACTTTTTGATTCTGATAATGATTATTTAGCCGATTGGACTACTGAAAAGAAGATCGAGTGGGTTGGTGATAGGTTTATCAAGGATAAAGAATATGGGACTTAAGGAAACATTTCTAAATTATGTCGAGCGTCAGCGCAGTGCAAATGCCGTGAAAGATCAATATGGTGCTCATCATCAAGAAACCGCAAAAGCATATAGAGTCGCTAATGAATATAAGCGTAAAGTCTTAGATGAAATCGAAAGGATCGAGGATGGAACTAAATGAACTTTTAACCGTAGCAAGTATTGCAATCAGTTTTTATATGCTTGGTCGGTTGCATGAATCTGTTATTTCATTCCGCAAGCACGTGGAAGAACTTTATAAAAACGTAGGTTAATATGATAGTCATATATGGTCGTACTCAATGTGAATTTTGTAATGCAGCTCAAACAATTTGTAAAAAATGGGGGTTTGCTTATGAATATAAAAATATTGAATACAACATATATTTAAATGAGCTTTTTGAAAAGCACGGACAGGAAATAGGTGTTCCTCACATCAGTGGCCTACTTGATTGCCCTTATATAAGTTGGCATGGCAAATACATTGGTCATTATAAAGAACTTCTTAGAGCAATAGAGGAAACCATTGGTGGTTATGGTGAAGGAGCCTTTTAGTCTTGGCTATCAGAAAACCCAACGACATCACAGTCGATAAATTACAATATGAATTAAAATCCGCAAGAAAAGACCTAGGTGAGTATCGCAAGGATAATGACGCATTGCGAAACGAAAATATGATGCTGTTATCAGTTCTTGAAGATCTAACAACGGATGAATCATATTGGTCTGAAAAGAGTCTAAAATCTGGAATTGTTTTTAGACTAAAAAATATTTTAACTCAAATTAAACAAATGGGAGATATGTAAATGGCAAAAATGATTAGCCTTAGTAGATCAAATATCAATCAAGTGAAAAAGACAACCTCTATTGGCAAATCAGTTCGCTCTCGTCCTAAAAGTAAACACCAAAAGCGTAGTTGGAAAAAGTATCGAGGACAGGGTTAATATATGCTACCTAAAAATGATGATGAAATGGTGATTTGGCTATACGATCAAGGTCGAAAATATGGCAATACTTATTTCCGTGAAGTAGCTGATAGGTTTAATGAATTATCAAAAATGGTTAAAAAAGCACAACTTGAGGCAATGCATAGGGCAGAACAAGGATGAGTCGAAAGTTTATTTTTGATGTGGATGGAACTCTCACACCCAGTAGAGGAAAAATGGATCCAGAGTTCAAGGAATTCTTTTTGGATTTTATGAAACGAGAGCCATGCTTTCTGGTGACTGGTAGTGATTATCCCAAAACAGTAGAACAAGTTGGAGCAGAGGTTACTGAAAATGTTGCCTGTGTTTATAACTGTAGTGGTAATGATATATTCTTTAAGGGTAAACGAGTAAATTCTAATGAGTTTACTTTGCCTTCTGACCTAAAAGCATTTCTTCAGGAATGGCTAATTTCTAGTAAATTTTATTTGCGTACTGGAAACCATATTGAGGAACGGAAAGGACTGGTAAATTTTAGTATCGTTGGTCGTAATGCTAAACCAGAACAAAGAAAGGAATATGTCAAACACGACAAAGAAAACCGTGAAAGGGAATCAATTGCATACCTAATTAATACACAGTGGCCTGAGATTCAAGCCTCAGTGGGTGGTGAAACTGGAATTGATATTCACCTTCGAGGTTCTGATAAATCTCAAATCCTTTCTGATTTTGACAGTGATGCTGAAATTCATTTCTTTGGTGATGCAATGGAACCAGGTGGAAATGATTATCCTCTTTGTCAAGCTCTTCAGGATAATACTAATCCTAAAACTTGTTGTTACCATGTAAACAGTTGGGAAGAAACATATAGTTATTTGAAAAAAATGGTTGACAAACCTGTAGGGGTGTGGTAATATAGTATAGTATCAAACATTGAGGTTTATATTATGACGATGCATTTAGTAGGTCCTTATATGACCACTACTAACTATAAAAAACGTAAGCAGAAAAAGCTTACATCAAATCAGCTCGAAAAACTTAGAGTTGAATGGCGGCGATACAATAAGGATTGCCGACGCAAACATATGCATGGTGCTCAGTTTCAAGAATTTGAGGACTATCTAAAGTATATTCGTGGTGAACACAAACCCAAAACAGAGTTTAAAACCTATGAGCCGAAGCCAAAGAATCCTCTCCGCGCAGAGACACATTACCCAAGCGTCAAGACGTCGAACTCAGTTCCTGGATACGCGCCCAGGAAGGAACCAAACGTCTACACAGGAGACCTTATTAAAGGAATCGCAACGATGCACAAATCCAACGCGGTCCCAATAACGTCCAAACAGGCAGCTATTGACGTAGCAAATATGCGTAGAGGTTAAAATGCGGTTTATTATTTCTTCTCTTGCGGCTGTTGCCGTAGTGTTCTCGTTCCCTGTAATGGCTCAAGGCCCATCTTTGGACGACGAAACAAGGCAAGACTACGAATGTCTTGCCCTTAACATTTATTATGAATCACGTGGATCAAATCTAGCAGATATGGCAGCAGTATCAGATGTTGTACTAAATAGAGTTCAGGATATGCGTTATCCTGGAACAATCTGTGGTGTGGTAAAACAAGGGCCTTTGGATTCTAAAGGTAATCCTATTCGCCATAAATGCCAATTCTCTTGGTACTGTGATGGTAAAAGTGACCGACCCACTGACGAAGATTCCTACAAAAAGGCTCTTTTGATTGCTGGGCAGATGTTATTCCAAGGTCGGTACCGTGGAATATCAGAAGGTGCTACACATTACCATGCTAATTATGTAAATCCTGGATGGGCCAAAAAGATCACTCAGATCGGTCGTATAGGAGACCATATCTTTTACCGTTGGGACTAAATAAATATCTCCATGAAATAATGGAGATGATTTATGATTGTTGCAGGTATTGATTATAGTTTAAGTAGCCCGGCAATTTGTGTACACGAAGGTGACACTTGGGACTATAAAAATTGTCACTTTTACTATTTGGTTAAACGTGAAAAATTATTGGAGGCAGAAATGCCATTTATACCAGGACTGTATCCTGAATATAACAATGATCTTGAGAGATATGAAAGTCTCTCAACATGGTCCCTTAATATTCTCAAAAAGCATAATGTAAATAAAGTATTCATCGAAGGCTATGCTTTCGGTGCAGTCGGCAGAGTATTTCAGATTGCTGAAAACGCAGGGCTGTTGAAGTATATGATATGGAAATCAGATATGGATATTGATGTATTTGCACCAACGATGATTAAGAAATTTGCCACTGGAAAAGGTAACGCAAATAAGGAAAAGATGTATGATGCATTTTTTTCTGAAAATGGGGTTGACATTCGAGCTAAGTGTGGTATTATGAATAATAACAGTTGGAATCCGGTCAGCGATATTGTTGACTCGTATTATATTGCCAAATTTGGTCTTGTTAAGGAGAATGAAAATGCAGATCAAGCGTAAGAGTGTAATTTCAGGTATTTGGAGAACTCGAGAAATCCGTGTTCGCCCTGATGATTATGATTCTTGGGAAAAAGGCTATGCAAGTGTAAACGATGCAATGCCTTATCTCAATGATGATGATCGTACGTTCATCTTGGCTGGTATTACAGATTCAGAATGGAGGGAAGCGTTTTCAGAACAAATCCGTTCTATTGTGAACGATCGTTTTTAGTTGTAAGGAAAATAAATGATACAATTTAGTGCAGACTATATTTGGTTGTTCTTTGCATATGGTGTAGGGACAGCCTTTGGATGGTACATTGGTGATAAAAAGAAAACAGAAGACGTTGTCACGCACGTAATTGACAACCGTATCGAACAGGAATATATTAAGGTCAGACGTAAAGATAATGATGAGGTTGAACTTTTGAAACATTGGGAAGATTTATGATTGTGATTTTTAACGGTCCTCCGGCATCTGGTAAGGATGCCGGGACCGAATATTTTGCTAATAATTTTGGATATGAACATCTCAGCTTTAAATATCAGCTGTTTAAAGAAACCTTCAAGCTGTTCGATGTTTCCAAAGATTGGTTTATGGATGGCTACCATGATCGTAAGGTGAAGGAAGCACCTTCGGCACAACTTGGTGGTCTGTCTCGTCGTGAAGCAATGATTTATACTTCCGAAAAACATATTAAACCAAAATATGGGAAATCGTTCTTTGGCGATAAAGTTTCCGAGGAAATTGATGTTAACAAAAACTATGCAATTTCAGATGGTGGCTTTATGGAAGAACTGTATCCGATTATAAATAAAGTTGGATACGATAATATGGTATTGGTTCAATTGGTTCGTGATGGTTGCTCATACAGTTCAGATTCCCGGCGTTATTTCAATGGAAAGCCGCTTGAGGAATATGTAATCTCCCACGAAACAGATCTTATTAAGGAACACCTCCTTCCAGAGGAAATTCCTATTTTGACATATCGGATTCATAACAATGGATCACTACCAGATTTTTATAACATACTAGATGAAATACACAATAAACTAAACTGAGGAATATATTATGACTGATAATCGTGACACCACTATCCCCAATCGTGACACAATGGTGACAGCCCTAAAAGAAGGTGTGTGCATTATAAACTTCACCAAGCAATCTGGTGAGGAACGTGTGATGCAATGTACTCTTAAGGAGGACCTTCTTCCCCCAGCAGATAAAGCAGATCCTTTAACACAGAAAAAAGTTCGTTCTGTCACTGAGGAAGTTGTTGTTGTCTGGGATATTGAAAAGCAGGGTTGGAGATCCTTCCGCGTTGATAGTGTAAATACTTTTTCAGCAGTAGCAATTTAAAATAAAAAGGTAAAAAATATGAGTTGTTTATATAAGGGACAAGTTGTAGAATCGGAACTGTCTGCAAACGCTCGAGGTGGTACCGAAATGATGAGGGATCGGCTATTAAATAATGCTGATCCAGAACTTCTAAAAAAAGTTGCGGTTCATCTTTCTCGACCTCGTGAATTGTATGAGGATGTTCCTAATATTCTCTGGTGCCATGATTTGGCAGAGGATCCTGAAAACGAAAGACTAAAAGACGGTGGTTGGAAAGAGTTTGATCATTTTGTCTTTGTTTCTGCATGGCAGCGTGACCAATATGTGCTTCGGTATGGAATTCCTTATTCTGAGTGTACTGTAATCTATAACGCTATCGAAAAGGAATATGAACCCAAGGAACAAAACACCGATACCGTTCGTTTCATTTATCACACGACACCGCATCGTGGTTTAGAATTGTTGGTTCCTGTTTTTGAGGCTCTTTCTCAAAAGTTTGAAAATATCCACCTTGATGTGTATTCTGGGTTCGATATTTACGGTTGGGCAGAACGTGATGAGCCATATAAGGGTCTTTATACTCGGATTGATTCTCATCCAAATATGACATATCATGGTGTGCAGGATAATGAAACCGTTCTCAAGGCTCTCGAGGATGCTCACATATTTCTGTATCCGAATATTTGGCGAGAGACCTCTTGTATTGCACTGATTGAAGCCATTAAAAGCCAGGTTATTTGTATCCATCCAAATCTTGGTGCTCTACCAGAAACGGCTACAAATGCTACAATCATGTATGATTTTAATGAGGATCCAAAAATTCATGCAAATTATGCATTTGCAATTACTGCTCAACTTCTAGTGGCAATGCAGCAAGATCCTAATTATTTTAATAAATGGACATATTCGGATCGGTTTGCCTTGGCAAGAAATAATGTTCAATCGTTCTCAACTGTATGGAATCAAACTCTTAGGAATCTAACAGATGACTGATAATATTATCCAGTTCCCAAAATTGGGACCTGGGCCGTCCTCTCCTGAGGAGGTTGCAGAAATGCTACAGGAATATAAAGAGGATTTTGCAAACGAAATAGCTGAAATGCTATGGAATCACGTAATTGGTGAATTGCACAGGGCTGGGTGTGACTTTCATACTGATATGAATAAGTTTTTTCCTTCAATGATGTTGGTACTGGAATCCATTCGATCTTTGCATCTACAATCACAGGGTGTATCTCATCCACTTCAAGAAATTGCTAGACAGTCAATCCATCCAGACGACTTAAAAAAATTGGTTGACATAAGTGAAGAATTGGATTAATATAAAGGTAATGTGAAAAAATAATGGTGTAATACTATGGCTATACTAATTGATTATAACCAAGTTATGTTGGCAAATTTATTTGCTAGTATTGGTAATCATACTAATGTGGAGGTTGACGAAAGTCTTATTCGACACATGTTCTTAAGTTCTCTCCTACGAATTCGTAAAAAATTCAACGAAGAATATGGTGAGATTGTTCTATGTGCTGACAGTAAAAATGTCTGGCGTAAAGAGGTTTATCCTTATTATAAGGCAAATCGCAAACGCAGCCGTGACGAATCAGATTTGGATTGGAACCAACTCTTTAATGTAATGCACAAAATTCGTGATGAGGTACGTGATAACTTCCCTTATAAAGTTCTATGGATTGAACACTGCGAGGCAGATGATATCATCGCAACAATCTGCCACGATCACGGTACCGAACTCAATACTGGTTCCGAAAAATATCTTATTGTGTCAGGTGACAAGGATTATATCCAGTTGCATATCTATGCAAATGTGGCTCAATACGATCCAATTCGTAAGCGGTGGATCAAAAACAATGATCCGAATAAATATCTTCAGGAACATATTTTGAGAGGCGACTCTGGTGACGGTGTACCTAACGTACTGTCTCCGGACAATTGTCTTGCCTTAGGTGAACGTCAGCGTCCTATGACATCAAAACGACTGAATGTATTACTTGAAGGTACTGAAAATATGGACGAGGAAACACTTCGTCGGTATCACAGAAACAGAATGATGATTGACCTTAACGAGGTCCCTGAAAAATATAAAACTATAATTCGAACCGAGTTTAACAAGGAGAAAGATATCGGTAGAGAAGGGCTATTTAATTATTTTGTGAAAAATAAATTAAAGAATCTTATGACTGATATACAGGATTTTTAACAATGAGACTTTCAATATCTGAAATTATAAACAAGGCTGCTGCTGAAAAGAAAAAGACCGATAAAATTGAGGTGCTGCGGAAAAATGATTCCTCGGCTCTCAGAACAATTCTTCGTCTTATGTATGACGATAGAGTAAAATTTCTTGTTCCAGATGTAGCACCACCTTGGAAGAAAAATGAATATGAGGACGAGGCCAAGCCTATGTTGTTTTCTGAAGCCCGCCGCTTGAAAATTTTCGTTGAAGGTGGTGGTTATGAAACCCTGAATCAAATCAAACGTGAAACATTATTCATTCAGTTACTACAAGACATTGATAATGACGATGCTGATCTATTAGCACACAATATGATTTCACAAACTCCAGTTAAAGGATTGACTCGAAAAACCATTGAAGAGTCGTATCCTGATCTTTTCACTTCACCATTAAAAATTTAAGGATCATTAGGAAGAAAAATGGCAAAGCGATATAAGAATCTGCGCAATGGTACCCCAAGCTACGATGACGAATGGGGTCCTAAGAACGAGGATCGTTGGAAGGAAAAACAGCGCGGTAAGAAACGTAATCAAAAGCGTAAGAACAAACATCGTGAAAAGTTCCAGAACTTTAAAGACTTTAACGAAAAATATTAAATTTTTTTAAAAAAAATGGTTGACTTTTTGCCTTACATGTGTTATATTACTAATATAAGGTAAAAAAAGGATATAATATGTGTGTAAGTGATAAAGTGATCCTTGTGGATTGTGACGGCGTTCTTCTTGATTGGGAATATGCCTTCGATGCCTGGATGAAACGGCATGACTACAAAAAGGTAGTTGAAGGTGAATATGAAATGGATGTGGCGTACGATATGCCTAAAAAGGAAATCAAGCGACTAATCCGTATGTTCAACGAGAGTGCTACAATCCGTAAATTACCACCTCTCCGTGATGCAATCAAATATGTTAAAAAGCTTCACGAGGACCATGGATATATTTTCCATGCCATTACTAGTCTAAGTAATGATCAATACGCTCAACACCTACGGACCAAGAACCTCCGTGAGTTGTTTGGCGACACCGTATTTGAAAAATACATTTATCTCGACACTGGTGCTGATAAGGATGGCGAATTATGCCAATACGAAGGTACCGGTTGTTACTGGGTAGAAGATAAGCCGGAGAATGCTGAATGCGGCTTAAAATTTGGACTGAATTCAGTTCTGATGGCACACAATCACAACAGTGGTTATACTGGTGCCGCAACCCGTGTAAATAATTGGAAAGATATTTACGAACTAGTGGTTGGATGATATAAATACATCTAACAACAGGTTATTTTTTATTATGATCGAGAGGCAGACCTGTTAACGGCTGCCTCTTTTTTTATAGGAGTATGAATGCCCACTTATAATTTTAAAAATAATGAAACCGATGAAATAACAGAAATTCGGATGTCTATATCCGAACGTGACCAATTCGTCAAAGATAATCCCCATCTAACTCAAATCCTTTTAAAGCCGCCTATGGTTGATGCAGGCGGCAATCTCTCTGTCGGCAAACCTGACAGTGGGTTTCGTGATGTTCTAAAAAACATAAAATCGCACCATCCCGGATCGCGATCAATTAAAAACACAATTAATGATTGGTGACACAATCATGCTTTAAAAAAGGAGAAACCATATGGCATCATCGCAGCGGCGTCTTTCACAGAAACAAAAGCGTAAAGCGAATGCAAATAGGCAAACAAATGTACTGACCATGAGAGATATTGAGCCTATTACGGATACGCAAGAAACCCTATTTGATTTATATGATGAAGACTTTAATATTGCTGCAGTAGGGACCGCTGGAACTGGAAAGACAATGTGTGCTTTATATTTAGCACTATCCGATGTACTGGAACTACCTGAATACGAAAGAGTTATTGTAGTCAGATCCGCAGTACAGACCCGAGAACAAGGCTTTATGCCTGGATCGAAGGCTCAAAAGGAAGCCGTTTACACAGCACCATATCAAGATATTGTTAACAGTCTCTTTGGGAGGGGAGATGCCTGGGAAATTTTAAAATCAAAACGAATTATTGAATTTATGACTTCATCATTTGTACGAGGTCTCACATTCGATAATGCAATTATTGTCGTAGACGAATGTCAATCTATGACATATCATGAATTGGATTCCATTATTACACGTGTAGGTGAATCATCAAAAATTATCTTCTGTGGCGATACTGCACAGGACGATCTACAACAATCACGAAATAGAGCAGATATATCTGGCCTTGCAGACTTTATGAATGTTATTAGAAAAATTCAGTCGTTCAAGGTTGTCAACTTTAAACCGGCAGATATCGTTCGCTCAGGTGTAGTAAAAGAATATATAATTGCAAAGGAAAAATTAAACAGAAATCTGAGGTTGGTAGAACCAGCTCACGCTTGAGGTGAAAAATGGTAGATTATGCAATTGTAGGTGGAAATAATTATACAATAGTGGATCTGGGAGACCCGGATCCACTTACCGAATTCCCAGAAATATATGGGAATCTAAATTTTTCATATGTCGTTACTTTGACACAGCCAAATGCATCTACGTATCTTGGTGTCACAATAAATAGCAAACCTAACTGGGTTACTGCTACAGCAATTAGTAATAATCAAATATGGATTGTTAAGGATTCTACTTATACAATTTTTCCCGATGAAAGCTATACATTGGTTGATTATGATGATCAGGGTTGGTTAGGTAATACGGAAACAACCAATATTTCTATCGGCGAATATACGACCACACCAAATAAAACTGATTATATTTTGAGTGCGTGGAATACACCATCACAAGAGGAGGTCGAAGGTACATTTTCATTTACGTTGAGTTATGAGGATACTGAAAATCCAGGTACTGAAGATACCGTCGGTGCGTCCTATACTCAAAACTTTGTATGGAATATACAGACTGCACTTCCTGGATTCATAAATAATCTTGATGAAACAATGCCACCGACGGATAATACGGTACTTGAGGAATATGCAAATACTGATGCTCCGTTTGATACAAGTAACACATTTACATCAACAACCGAGCTCAAGGATTTGTTGGCAAATACGGGAATAGATTTTTCAGAATTGGATAACGTACGACCATGAGACCAGTAGCAAGATGGCCAGTAGATAGAATAGCAACAGGACACCCTTGTAGTGCTACCGCAAATATTGCCGGAGCATTTCAGACAGCGGTATTTGCGGGAGGGAAACCCATATCCTGCCCAGGTGATAACATCGGTTCTCATACAATTAAGGCAGGAAAATATTGTATACCTCATGCAGCAGTTGTAAACACCGGCTCACTTTTCGTGTATGCATTTGGAAGACCAGTCGCTAGAATTGGAGATTCCGCTGATGCTGGGGCCATTATTACTGGAACCCCTTTAGTTCGTGCGGGCGGATGATGCCAGACAAGATCAAGGAAGCCTATAAACTATTTTGGATGGTTAAAGGCCACTTGGATGTTGATGAAAAAACTGCATTGGATTCCGCTGATGGATATTTCAAACGATTATGGGGAAACCATGAGGCATATTATCATGAGGATGGGTTTGAAGAAGCTTGGCAGAAAAGGGTTGACAAAAAGACCTGAACCAATTATAATATAGAAAAGAATGAGGATTTGTTATGTTTAACCATGTCGATCATGGTATTGAGTTACCTAAATTAACACGAGAAACGACCGAGAGTGGTCGTAGATATTTCACACCAGAGGGCAATGCATATCCCTCAATTACCACTGTCCTATCAATTCTAAGTAAGGAAGCAATCAAGGCCTGGAGGGCTAGGGTTGGTACTGAGGAAGCAAATAAGATCTCTCGGCAGGCAGCTGGACGTGGTACTGCGGTTCATAAACTTGCAGAAGATTATATTGATAACGTAGAGGATTGGAAAGGCAAACAGCAGCCTGCAAATCTTTTTATGTTTAATACAATCAAGCCACTGATTGATGAGAACATCAATAACATCTGGTTCCAAGAGGAATTCCTATACAGCGATAAACTTCAGACTGCAGGTCAGGTTGACTGTATTGCAGAATGGGATGGTGAGTTATCAGTAATTGATTTTAAAACATCTCGCCGCCCTAAGTCAGTGGATCAGATCCAAAATTATTTTATGCAGGCCTCGTTTTATGCGGCTGCCTTTTTAGAACGGACTGGAGTTCCTATTAAACAAGCAGTCATTCTGATTGCTGTTGATGATCATGAACCTCAAGTTTTTAAAATTAACACGTTCGACTACTTGGAGCACTTTTTAGCGGTTCGGAAAAAGTTTGATGAACTATGATTCAGAATTTAAAATGGATTGCAACAGCGATGTTCCTCACCGCAGGGACTCTTTTATCTCTCAACATTGAGGCATCCAAGATTGGATTCCTTCTCTTCTTTGCAGGACACATTATACTGTTCTTTTTATTCCTAAGGCTACGAGATAAACCTATGATCGTACAGAATGGATTCTTTATGATCATTGATGCTATAGGAATATATCGTTGGTTTTTTTAAAATAATTTCAAATAATGGTTGACTTTTTACTTTCCGTGTATTATATTAGTAATATAAGGTTTAAAGAGGAAAATTGTCATGTTAGCTTATTGTGACTGGATTGCCGACCAAATCAAACGGCACTTTACCAATGATAAGGCTGAAAATAAAATCGTTGATGTAGGTAGCATCATGATGGATCTACACCCTACCGACGGCTATTTTCTGTCAACAAAAAAGACCATGCTCATGGAAGACATGAATGGCAAAGTATATCAAATTACAGTAGAGGAATTAAATGATGTCTAAGTATGATGAACGTCACGGCAGCCCTTACGATCGCGGATCTGCTGATAGCTACTATGGCCGTGGCTACAACCCTCATTATTACACTGGTGATACGTACCGATCTGTTCGTGTTGAGCTAGATGATATGACTCCTGCAGAAATTGTTGAATACACGAAGGGTTATAATGATAATGAAGAAGATGGTAACTTCAAAGACTGGGGTTAAATTATGAATATTTTTGTTACTGATATGGACCCTATCATTTCAGCACAAAGTGTTTGCGATAAACATTCTTCAAAAATGGTTGTAGAGTCAGGACAAATGCTCTCTACAGCTCATCGTATGCTGGATGGTCATATGGAACTACGGCCATCAAAATCTGGTAAACGTATGGTAAAATATTACGTACATCCTAACAGCAACCTAGAGGCCGTTCTCTACAAGGCGGTCCATCATTACCACCCTTGTACCAAATGGACCATGGAGTCCAAGGACAATTATCTATGGCACTATGAGCACTTTGTCGGATTGGCAGAAGAGTTCGAATATCGTTATGGAAAGAATCATATGACCATAAATAAGCTTAGAGAGGTATTAAAAACACCTCCTAATAATATTCCGCAAGTAGGTCTTACTGAATTTCCTCAGGCGATGAGCCACTTCCCAGAATGTAAGGTAGAAGGTGATCCAGTACAGGCCTATAGAAACTACTACCATATGGCAAAACCTTTTGCCAAATGGGAAAAGGGTCGTGCGGCACCAGATTGGTGGGAAGGTTATAAAGGGTTAAATGGCTAAAAAAACTAGGTATATACTCATAGACAATAAGCTTGGTGTATTTTTGGGATCCTATTCAATGCAAGATTTCATCGAGCCAAGAGAGATTTTGGAAGGTAGAGTCAATATGCTAAGAGAAGATCCTAGATCGTACGCTCTGTTTGCAAAACACAATCCTTTTGGTGTGATTGATGCAGAATCTTTTGACACCAAAGAAGAGGCTGAACAGTTTGTACGTGATGCTTTTTTTGATGTTGGAGGAGTAAGATTGCAAGCAATGCCTGTTGATACAGATCGTGATGATCCAGATGTCGTCGATATTATTAAGGCAGGCTATGGAGATTATACCTTTGATATGCTAGATGGATTGGAAACAACTAATGATACGATACACTGATGAGCCTTGAACAGTTTTATGAGAAAGAAATAAATCCAACTTGGGGGACCGAGAAGGAAAAAGAGATACGTCTCAGAATAAAGCTATGTATTGCAGCATATGCCTATGAGGTTGAAAATGAGAGCATTATGTCAGATCACGAGTTTGACGAAAAATGTAAAGCAGTAAATCTTAACATTAAGACAGGAAATCGAAAATTAGATAATTGGTTTAAGAAAAACTTTGATCCTTCCACAGGCCAGTGGATACACAGACACCCAGAAAAGCATAAAATAAAATATGTGTACGAAAAGTGGTATAAGGGGAAAGGATGAATGTTTACCATAGAAATGGATGGGGATGAAACCCTAATAACAATATTGGACGCTACCGGTGAGCTAGAGGACGTCGGTATTCTTCTCTATGACGAATATTGCCATATCAGACAGTGGAACGAAAAGACCCAGATGTTTGATGTAGTTACAATGAAGCCAGAAATGTATTTAAAAATGATGGAAGCGTGGAAACTACCAGAAGGGGCATATACCCTTGAAAAGACACACAAAAACGAATTTGAAAATATTTGAAAAAAAATTAAAAAAAATCGTTCCAACGTGTTGACATTTTGCTTTTAATGTATTATATTAGTAGTATAAGGTGAAAAAACGGAGATACATTATGGGTACTGCATCAATGATTGCTTATGAAAAGGCTGACGGAACTGTAACGGCGACTTATTGCCACTACGACGGTTACGTTTCTTATAATGGTAAATTATTGGTTCGCAATTACAGCGAATCATATGATGCTGAGGCAGTTGCCAATGCTGGTTATCTGTCAGGTTTGACTGAAAACCTATACGAGGACCTGGAAAAAGCGGTCCACAAAAATCAATTCCCAGAACAATATTCGGATCGAAATTCTTACCTAGCTGATGCTGGTGATTATTTTGGTGCTGAATATCTTTATCTTTACGACTCACAGACAAATGAGTGGTTGGTCGCCGATCTTTACGGTGACGAGTTCCCTTGCTTTAAACCCGTCGAATATTCCTTGGATAAAGAGGCGGCATAAAAAGGTGAAAATAAAGCAAAAAAGTTGTTGACATTTGCTTTTAAATGATATATATTACTATATGATGATTGAAATTGAGGAGATACATCATGGCACATGAACTTGAAATTGTAGCTGGCCAGGCTCAAATGGCATACCGTGAATCCAAAGGCAAGCCTTGGCACGGACTTGGTACTCCCGTACACGACTTTATGACTCCACGTATGATGATGGAGGCAGCTGGTCTTGATTGGGAGGTCGAAAAGGTTGATACATTCATTCGCTATAAAGGTGATAATGTTGCGACTGGTTCACAAGCTCTCGTACGCTCAAGCGATGGTAAGATCCTAACCCAGGTTGGCCCTGGTTGGAATCCTGTACAGAATGCTGAGGCGTTTGACTTCTTTACAGAGTTTGTTTCTAACGGTGATATGATTATGGACACCGCTGGTTCGCTCAAGGACGGTCAGATCGTCTGGGCTCTTGCTGATGTCCGTGATGGTTTCAGCCTGTTTAACGGTGACGAGGTAAAGGGTTACCTTCTGTTCTCTAACCCACACCAATACGGCAAATCAATCGACATTAAATTCGTTATGGAACGTGTCGTTTGCAATAACACCTTGACTGTTGCCCTGAATGAAAAGGGTATGCCTGGTGTCCGTGTTAATCACCGTTCTGAGTTTAACCCTCAGCGTGTGAAGGAAATCCTTGGACTGTCTCACCAGAGAATTGAAAAATTTGAAGAGGCTGCAAACTTCCTTGGTTCTAAGCAATACAACAAGTTTGATCTTCAGAAGTTCCTTGTTGAGGTGTTTGGTGAGTCTAAGAAGGAAGGCAAGGAATTGTCTCGCACCGCTCAACGAGCCATGGACATTGTAGAGTCTCAGCCTGGTGCTGAATTCCGTCCTGGTTCATGGTGGAATGCTTACAATGCAGTCACCTATTTGACTGACCACGAGTTAGGTCGTTCAGCCGATACTCGGATGACCTCTGCATGGTTCGGTACAAACGCCAAGCGTAAGGTTGATGCTCTCAACGTTGCCTTGGAAATGGCGGAGGCTGCCTAATGTTTGACTGGCTGAGCCGTCTTAACACAAAGGTGTCTGAACTGACACCTTTGGAGGTTGTTTTCTGGGGAGTTGTAGGTGCTCTTATTTTACTTATTATTGACCATGCTATAATCCCCGGTCGAGGCTTTTTCTAAACTAGGAGATCTTAATGGAGGAAGCACCCAAAAAGATTATTTTGCTCAGTGAGGTAATTGAGCAAAAACTCCGCAAGGAAAGGGAACTAGAGTTCTACCAAAAAGAGCTCGAGAAATTACAGGAAAAAATGTATTGGCTCAGGCGTGAGGTAGACTTAACAAATACTATCATTCGTGTGATTGAAAATGAACAAGTTATAGATATAAGGGACGAAATGTCCAAGAAACTTATAGAGAGGTCAGACGAATGACTTGGTTTTTACTCGTGCTATTCGCACAATGGGAAGAAGTTCCTGCTTTTGTTTTTACGAATCCAACATTTGAAACACAAGAAGAATGTATGGAATCAATGCAAAATCAGGAAGATATACAAAAATACGTACAGAGATTGGTTATAGAGTTTGCTCGACCAATGCCTATTGTGGGTGTAGCATGTATAAACGAACAACAATTGCAGAGAGATTTGATTCCCTATCTCGAAGGGAAAGCAATTTAAAAGGTACTTTAGATAATGATGACACCACTTGAAATATCTGAATATAAAAATAGATGGATGGCCTCCGACGATAATTATAGGGTAGCAGTCCATAGTGATTTGGAAAGTTCTGCGAAGGATTGGTGTAAACGCCACCTAGAAAAACAAAGTTGGCATGTGGTCCGATGGACCGACGTGTACCAGCACACGTTTTATTTTGAGGATTTAATCCAAAGCCAAAGTTTTTCTATGGAATTAAATAATAGGTTTAGAGGTACATAATGCGAGAAGGATACTACGATTATATGCTTCGGCGATATAAGGAAGAAACTCAAAGGGAGGAACCATCAATGGAAGAAGGACCATTTAAATCAGCTTTTGATTCTGACACTGAAGGTGTAATTCGTAGGGAAATGTCGACGTATCGTTGGCGCAATGGCACTATGTATAAAGATGTAGTCACCAGAGTTTATTCTGCCGATGGCGATTATCACGACACAAGTACCACAACACCGCTTGCCGAACCAAATGTGGAATCCTTTAATCCGAGAGGGCCAAAACAGCTTAATTTTTCTTTTTAATTTTGGAGTGAATTATTAATGGACAGCAGAATTAGTGCAATTCTTGCACGAGAAGCAGACAGACAACACACAACAATTGAACTAATCGCAAGTGAAAATTTTGCAAGTGATGCTGTCATGGATTTAGCAGGAAGTTGTTTTACAAACAAATATGCCGAAGGTTATCCTGGAAAACGATATTATAATGGCTGTATGCATATGGACGAGATTGAACGGTTGGCGATTGACCAGCTGAAGGAAATCTATGACGTAAAATTTGCAAACGTACAGCCACACTCTGGTGCAAATGCCAATGTTGCTGTATTTCAAGCCTTTTTAAAGCCAGGAGATAAAATCCTCGGTATGGATCTAGCATCTGGCGGCCACCTATCTCACGGTGCTCCAGTAAATATTTCTGGTAAAAACTACGAAGCACATCATTATGGTGTTGATGATGCTGGTTGGTTGGACTATGATGCAATAATGCGGCAAGCAGCAGAAGTTAACCCGGCAATGATTATTGCTGGTGCTTCCGCATATCCTCGGCAGATTGATTGGGAAGCGTTCCGTGTTATTGCAGACCAGGTTGGTGCTCTACTGATGGTTGATATGGCTCATTATTCAGGGCTGATTGCTGGTGGAGTTTATGATAATCCTTGTGATTATGCAGATATCGTAACCAGTACGACTCATAAAACGCTACGAGGGCCTCGTGGTGGTATTATTCTTTGGAACGATGATGCCTTTACCAAAAAGATTAATAGTGCTGTTTTCCCAGGAACTCAAGGCGGTCCACTAATGAATATCATTGCCGCAAAGGCTCAATGTTTTATTGAAGCAAACACACCTGAGTTTAAAGAATATGCGGCTCAAGTCGTACGTAATGCAAAGGCAATGTGTGACACCCTACGTCAACGTGAATTGACGGTACAGACTGGTGGAACTGATAGTCATATCATTCTGATTGATCTAAAGGACAGTAGACATAGTGGTCGTGAAGCAGCAGATCTTCTTGAAACTGTTGGTGATATTACAGTAAATAAAAATGGTATTCCTAACGATCCTAGATCATTTATGGAAACAAGTGGCATCCGAATTGGAACTGCTGCGGAGACAACTCGAGGCCACGACGAAATGTGGTTCCGTCAACTAGCCCATAAAATTGCAGATATTCTGGAGTAATATGAAAGTTAAAATAGGACCCTATCCCAACAGATGGATCAGTAATATCCATACAAATTATATGAACGATAAGTATGGATACGTAGATTGGCCACGAGCTAAGGAATATACTAGATTTGAACGATTCCTTGAAAAGTTCGAGGATCTGTTACAGAGCATATATAACTGTACGATTAATCTATTCATCGATCGCAGAGAACAAAAAGTTAAGGTTCACATTGATCCATGGGACACTTGGAGCATGGATTATATACTTGCTCCTATTATCTTGCCTATGCTCAAACAGTTACAGAAAACTAAACACGGTGCTCCGTTTGTTGATAATGCCGACGTGCCAAAAGAACTTCGTGCTACAAAAAAACAAATTGAAGCCTACGGTATGAACGGTGAAGTTGATCCTAAACATTTTGCTCGTTGGGATTGGGTTATGGATGAAATGATATATGCCTTTGATTGCAAGGCAAATAAGGACGATGTGTTTATTCGTTTTGAAGATAGAGAAGAAATGAAAGCAGAACAAGAAAGAATAAGTAATGGCTTCCGACTATTCGGAAAATACTTTGAGAACTTATGGGATTAAAATGTTAATACTTTTGAATGATGATTGGCAATTAGGACATATAAACGACGATCCGGTTCGGCCGCATTTAACAAAGGAATGGCGGACATCTGATGGGCGTGAAGTCTATGGCTTGACAGAAGAAGGCGATGGTATTATGAGAGCTGTCGTATGTGTCGCATACACGAAAGGTGTTGGTATCACCGAGGATGATCTAAACAATACTGACGAACCAGATACTGCAATGTTCTATACAGTATGGAGTTATGCTAGAGGTGCTGGTAGACAAATTATTTTTGATACAGCCGATGTCATTAAACGAGAAAAGCCACACATTAAGCGGTTTTGTACATTGAGTCCTTTAACCGAAATGGCTGAAAAGTTCCATCTTCGGAACGGTGCTAAATTTTTACGGCGGGGTGAAACCTGTCAGAACTTTGAATATGAAATATGAGGGCCAATGAACTTGGACGAGACTACTACTCAGCAAGAATTTAAGGAAGCTTCCAGAGAAAATAGAGCATCAGCACTTGCGGCTGAGCTTTCAAAGGAACGCAAGCGATTAAAACAGGAACTTGCTGAATTACAAAGTGAGGTTGAGGACCTCACACCAACTACCCCTACTGGAACTTTGGACTGGTATGTAAAATGGATTGCTATGATCCTTGCAGTTATAGGGGTCTTTTCAATAAGTGCCAATTTTGTACAGATTGGTCAAATAGCATATATCCTCAGCTCAATGGGCTGGGTGTTTGTAGGTATGCAATGGGGCGATAGAGCAATTATGATTGGATCCAGTATCAGTGGGACCGCAGTTGCTATGAATCTAGTATCCTCACTTTCTTTATAACAAAGAAATATATCGTTATAACAAAAAAATTTAAAATAATTTTAAAAAAAGGGTTGACATTTGCTCATAGTATGGTAGTATAGTTATATAAGGTTTGAAAAACGGAGAAATTCTTATGAAAAACTATGTAACTGGATATCAATACTCTGGCAAAAATGCAGCTATCTTGGCAGCTGTTGGTGTGGATTCTGTTTGCACATTTAAACAAGCTGTTCGTGAGATGGGTGTATCCGGAAAGAATATGAAGGGCATCAAGGCTGTTGCTTCTCTGTTCCGTTTCTCTAAGGAATTGGATGAAGAAGGAAATCGTAAGATGATCTGGTATTCTGTATTTGATGCTGAGGCTGTCCTTGCTCGTAAGGCAGCCTAAAAAAGTTGAAATTTTTTTAAAAAAATGGTTGACTTTTACTATAGATGGTATATATTAGTTATATAAGGTGAAAAAAAGGAAATATATTATGAGTTCTGTTGCTGTTATCCACTCTGCTTTTCTTGACGTAAATGAGGCACCTCGTACGGTTGCTCTCGTTGAGGTTGGCGAACGTACTGGTGATGAAGCCTTAGAATATGCTTATCGCTGGACACAAAATATCATGGACAGCTGGTCAAAGAAAATGCCACAAGATGGCAATGATGACGTTACTGTTATGGCTCCCTTGGAAGTTGTTGACGGTATTGAATACGGTTTGCGTTCAACATCTATGGGTGACCAAATGTTCTTTGAAGGCAAAAAATACGAAGTTGCCGCTGTTGGGTTTAAAGAGATCGCTTAATAGGAGATCATTATGACTACTCTTCTTCAACACATCGAATCCCTCAACGCCGAAAAACAGGCGTGGTTGGATGCCAACCCTGGCTCTTGGACTGGTATGATCACTACTGATCTCGCCCATTGGGCTGAGTACGGTGTGCATACCGTCGAGGATTTCAAGCGGCATGAGCTTGAGTCCTTTATCTGGGACGCGTATAAGGATGCGTATGGCATCCGCCCTCGTTTTATGGATTTTGAGGCCATGTCAATGGAAGAGTTGCAGAAGGAGGCCGACCAAGTCGCTGAGGCTGCTCGTGAACAATACGAGCTAGAAGTAGCCCAAACTGAGGCCGATCTTCGTGAGTTCAAAGAATTGGTTCAAAAGACCATCGATATGGGTGCCGGTGATGAAGATACCGCTCTTCGCTGGTTGACTCAAGGTGATGATTTTTATCACGGTCAGGATGTCGAACATTGGGTTTGGAACCGAGGCATTCTATTTACTGACTATGGCCGTGAGCTGGTCAAGCGGTTGGAAAACATTGTTGAATTTACTGAATGGGAGGCAGCAGCATGATTACATATGAAGGAACAGAGGTTCCGGAATTAACCCGGATTAACGATCCGATTGATGATTTTGACATTAAGCAATATCGTATTTATCTTGCGGACAAGATTGATGAGGATATTTCAAACCTATACCAGGGTCCTCGTCTGCTACGTCGGCGGTTTGGCCTTAATAGAGATGAGGCTATAGAAATTTTCTATGAATGGTTCGAGGATACATACAATGATTAATACTGAAACTATTTCAATTGGCTTGGCCGTATTTCTTCTAGTATTTGGTTTTACATATGCAATGCTGTCTGCAGCAGAACTGCCTGATGTTTGGTTTAGTCATTCCACTGGTGAGTGTGTCAAAGTTCTAAACTATGTTGAGGCTGACCAATATTCATGTGAAAATCTTCCTGAAAAATTCCATCACGTATGGGTGCAATAATGAATACATATAAAGTTGAAGATTTATTCCAGGATGATCCAAACGATGCAAATAACGTCATCTTTACTATTCCAGAGGAAATATGTGAGGAGATAGGTTTAAGACCTGGCGATACAATTGAATGGGAAACCGATAATGGTTCCTTGGTATTCCGTAAAAAGGAGCAGACCAGAGAGGAGTACGAGGAGATGAGAGCACAAAAAATCCTCGATAATCCTGGGTTTGAGGTAGAATGAAATTTTCTGATTTTGAAAAAAGAAAAACAAATTCACCCATTGGAGAACAGGTAATTTTAGATTTTGGAAGGTGGGAACTTAGTATTGTTCGTAATGAGGCAAGCTACGGCCACCAACAAAATCTCTGGGAAGTGGGTGTTTTTAAGGATGGTTCCATGGTGGAGGCACCTGGGATTACCGAAGCTGGTGATACCATAAAAGGATGGTTGACAGAGAACGACATTGATGTTATTATAAAAAAGATGGTCACAATGACCGGTTGCGAACCTGTTCAAATCTAGGGGGTAATATGAGTAAGATGGGTCAAGTAATTCTCGAGATTCAGGAACTGGCACACCAAGGTGTTCCGGATACTGACATTGCAAAATATACCGATACGTCTATTGGCTTTGTTCAAGATGTGGTAAAGGATTATTTTTCAGAAGAATATTACGAGAGTGAGCCATATGACACAAGAGACGAATAAGTACGGCGTAAAAATGTATCGCCCAGATATTGGCTGGGTATGGGTCACTGAAACAAAAACCAGTCGTTTTTTGAAAACATCTAAAACGTTTCGTAAGGAATTTGACACAGTTGACGAGGCAAAAAAGTGTGCAGTTCAGACTGCCGGAAAATGTGTTGTTGTTAAAATTGGATCAAAGGATGAATCCATGTATCCTGGTCCTGAAAACTTTACTGGGAGTTTGATGTGAGATATTATACACTTGAACCTAAATGGAAAAAATCCGTATATGAATCTGAACGATTCAAGAAAACACTCGAGGATGGTACCACCGTATTTGCCACACTCGAGGTTTGTTGGCGATGGGGAAAATATTTAATTCAGGTCCCAGAGACAAATGAGGAACTTGACACCTGGGCTAAAAACCGAGATATCCTTGTAGAGGATTATGGTGGATATGACGAGTGCCGGGAGGCCTTGATGCCTGATGATGATGAGGAAACGACCTATCACGAGCTTGATGATTATGATTATGAACTGATTGAAACCTGGGATGGCATTTCAGAAGAGTGGCATATTCATGCATGGGGACCTTCTAAGGATGAAGTTCATGCAAACATTGATGAATATGTAGAGGAGCTTGAAGAAGCGTGGCAGGAAAACTATAACGAAGGTGTAAATGACCTCGGTTATGATGAAGATATTTTCTTTGTTGAAATTCATTGTCCAATTATTCTTACACCTTGCGACGAGAGTGGTAACCCTCTTGAGGTAAATAATTAAAAAAAGAGGTTAATATGACTAATTATAACTATCTAATCGAATACGCACCTTTTAAACCAATCAGTGAGACCAATCAACGTCAACAAATTGTATTGGATTGGCCACAGTGGCAATTAGTTTGCACGGAAGATTTTGATGATGATGCAAATACTGTTGTATATGATCTTGCTGTTTTAAAGGAAAATGAAAAAATTTCAGAGCACGGTATTGTAATCGAAGAAACAGATCTAGCACACGATAACGCCGATGTTATTGTTACCAATCTATTGATTGAAAAATTGTGTCAACTTGCCGGATCCACACCCACGCCTTTATAGGAGAATATTATGTCCTTTTCAATCAAACACGCCAATATCTTTAACGTAGATAAGGTGGTGAAGATTTATGAAAAGAAAGATGGTGTACCAATAAAATATGTATGTACGACCGACCTGCGTCAGTCTGATCGCCCATATGATGTATTCTATAGGGAAACTCCTCACCCAGAATTTGGTAATAGATATTTTGGATTGACATATTCAGATGAAAATAATATATTGATTACCAATGCGGATGTGGTTGAGGAACTAGAATTTGCAATGATTGAGGATAAGGATGACAATCTATGGTATAGTCAATGTCATCATGATATGCTTGTCATTGACGGTAATATGATTGATGGTGGCCGAAAATATGTTAGATTTTCTGGTGAATTGTTTGGTACCTTTGTAGTAAAAAATGGTGAGTTTGAACTTAAAATTAAGGAGTAATTATGGATAATAATGGTGGTCTACCCACGACAATTACAGACAAGGATCGCAAGGATATTCAAAATGCTCTGCGTGAAATGTCAGATTCAATGACTCGAGTGTCAGCAGAAAAAGATCTGCAAAAAGATATTGCACAAAAAATGCTCGATGAAATTGGTGTTCCCAAACGAGAGTTTAATAAATTAGCAAAAATTTATCATGCGTCTAATCTAATGGAAGAGGCGGCTCGAAATGAGGAATTTATGGAATTTGCAGAAGCAGTGATGGCACCATTTGAGCGTCAGATTGCGAGTGACAATGGGTGAAGCAGTTACAGCAGCAATGATCCTTGCTCTTATCATTGGTGGATTTGTATGGATCTGCATTTCAGAGATGAATAAATGATACGCTGGTATGATTATATCGCAACATTTATAGTCGCAGATTTAACAGTCGCACTTTTCTTTGGTGTACCTATTTTTGGTGGTATTGCTGCATATTTTTTAGTGTTTTATGTTTGGGACTATTATTGCGAATGGCGAAAAGATATGGAATAAAAAAGTAAAATTAACTATTGACATTTGCTTTCATATGATATAATATGGTTATATCAAAAGGAGACACACAATGTGGAAAAGATTTTACAAAATTACAGTTACTAACGAAGCTGGAGTTGTTGTTCATAAAGGAGAAGAATATTCTGGTTATGCAACTTCAGAAGAACTTCTCTATCTTGACCGTAAATATCCTAACTGCAAAGTAGAAGCAGAGTTTATTGAACGCGAATTAGAAATGGAATAAAAAAAGGGAGATCCGAAGATCTCCCTAAGTTTGGTAGTAAAGTGGGGCGGTTATATCCGCCCTTCTTTTTATTATCAGAACAAGTTTGCCACACGTACACGACGGTAGTACTTGTTAGCATTAGCTGTAAGAGCACCAAGACCTTGTGAATCCTGAACTGCGCCTTCCGCGAATGGGTTTGCAACCATACCGTAGCGAGTTTTGAACCCGATTTTTGGCTGGAAGCTGTTCTCACCGATGGCACGGACCATCTGTAGAGGAACGTATGGGCAGTAGAACAAGCCTGCATCAAATGCAGATGAACCTTTGTAACCAACAACCATGTAGTTTGAACCAGCATATGGGTCAATGTATACACGATAGCGGCCGTTAAGAACACCAGCAAATGTGTTGCCTGTGTCATCAACTTCCAAAGAGTTACCGTTAAGAGCAGGTGCATAGTCAAGTACACCAGCCATTTGAAGAGCAGAAGCTACATCTGAAGAACAGATAACCATGTTACCTTTTCCACGTCTTGTGTCTTTTGCGATTTGGTTAGCTTCTTGTTCAATTTGGAACATAAGTCCTTTGAACTTCTCAACAGACCAACGGCCGTTAGCATCCACATCCAAGTCAAAGATGCCTGCGTTAGCAGTGTTTGTAGCACCAGCAGAAGCAGTGTTGTAAATTGTACGAACAACTTCACGGTTGATCTCAGTCAGGATTTCAGACTGAAGGATGTTCGCCAACTCAGATTCTGCATCCAAGCCATGAACTGCCTTAAGGTCCTGAGCAAGTTCAGTTGTGTATTCTGCTTTCAACGCACGTGACTTAGCAGCAACAGTAACCTTCTCGATTGAGAATGCCATTTCTGCATAGTTTGTACCGTTACCGTCGCCTAGAGCTTCAGCCGCAGCAGTTGCCATACCTGCACCTGAGTCAAACAGTGAAGTATTACCTGTACCTGCGCCACCAGTTGAACCAACCTGTGCACCTGTACCTGCGTGAGTTGTATCTGCCTCACCATAGAATGCCTCGTTACCCGCTTGAGTGTCATAGCGTGAACGCATTGCAAAGATAAGACCTGTTGGGCCAGTCATTGGCTGAACACCACAGATATCATATGCAATCAAGTTTGGCATAGAACGGCGAACAAGTGAGATCAATACTGGGTCATAACCAGCAGTTGGTCCACCTGGAGCAGATGCCGAACCAAAACCACCTGTACCAGCATCGTTGGTAGGTGCCTCAGTAAGCATGCTCATGTTAGCAGAAAGATCACCAGATTCCTGTAGGGCTTTTTCTGTGTTCTCCAGAATTGTAGCCGTTACGGACTTACGGTGAGAGTCCTGAATAGGTGAAAAAGATTCGTGCTCAAGGATTGGCCCCCACTTTTCCACAAGCTTTTGATAGTTTGTCTCTGACATATTTCTATCTCCTTGTTATTATTTGATTACTGTTAATATTTATAAAAATTTAATTTTCAATTATTTTCTTGCGTTGAGCGCCTCAACAAGAGCGTTGACAGAAGCATAGTCAGAGACTGTCTTCTTCACCGTTTCCTGTTCTTCTGTGATAATCTCATCTTCCTCATCAAGAACATCTTCTGTTGTCGTAGCCGAGGTTGACTCCGAGACGAAGGTCTCCCTAATTGTGTTGAGGTTTTGAGTATACTCATCAATGTCTGACGTATCAAGTGTTTCAGCAAGAGTACGTAGTCTCTCTTTTTGAGTGACAGTCAGATCGGAAGTAGATTCCTCAAAAACTTTAGCACATTTTAGAGAGGCAATCTCTTTTGTGAGCTCAATATTTTCATTAACGACCTCATTGGCACGATCATTAGATTCTGCCAATTCCTCTTCCAAATCTTTGACGATATCAAACTTCTCGTCATCGATTTCGATGTTATGCTCAGTGAATAGATCTTTCAATCCATCCATAAGCGATTCTGCCATTTCTACCTTGATTCCGGCTTCAATAGCAACTTCATTCTCTGTCATCCATTCATTGACTACATAGTCAAGATAGGAATCAAGATTATCAACGATCTCTGTAACCTTTGATTCAACAGCTTCAGACAATTCAGTTTCAAGCTTTTCGTTAAGCTCTTCTTCGATTTTCTGAACACGAGCCTTTACAGACTCATTAACTGCCGCTTCAAAAACAACGGAAATCTTAGATTTAAATTCTTCTGAAAGATCCATGCCTTCGATAATTTGTTGGATTGATTCCTCAACCTCAATTACCTCTTCTTCCACAACTTCGATTTGCTCATCAGTTGCTTCAACTTCAGCATCTTCCTTCACACCACCGGCTTTATCGCCAGCAGCAGGTGTTACGGCATCCATTTTTTCTTCTGGCTTGCCTTTCTTCTTTTTGTCTTCGCCACCGGCTGGGGTTACAGGCTCTGGTACGCTTGAAACACCGTCATCGGCAACGAATCGCTTTCCTTTATCTTCTGCCATTGGTATTCTCCTCTGTTCGATTATGAATTATTTATTACTAAAATATTTATAAAAATCACTTTTTTAACGAAGAAATAAACGTTTCAAACATCCGTGCCGCAGCACTTTCATCGATCGTATGTGTGATTCTGTTATAACGTACTTTAGCTTCCTTCTGTATTTCCTCAATAACCTCTGCAACTTCTTCTTGGACCTGAGCAGGCAACCAAGCGTTAGAAGCAATGTCATAATAGTATTCCACATTTTCCATGATTCCATTTACAAAGGCGCTAGGAGCAGAAGGATCAGTTACGATGTCAACAGTTGAAAGATGAAAGTCTGGTTGTACTTCCATAATACCATCTTTAGTTTGTTTAACGGAACCTAAGCCTCTTGTGGATACACCAATTTTAACCCCTTCATCAATGAAGGTTTTAACAATCTCACCCATTGGAGTTCCAAGAATTTTGGCCTTACCATAAAAGTTAGAACCATCTCTTTTCAACTCAGTAATGAGGTGCGAAACTCTGTCGCCGTTGATCTGTGGCCCATCTGGGTGGCCAAGTTCACCAAGCGATCTTTTTTCGTTAATAAAATCTTTTTGGTATCTTTGCATTTCTTTATCAAGAATGTCACTAGCGTATACTCGACCGTTACGATTCTTGATATCGCCTTGCATAAAAATACCTTCAATGAAGTAAGACTTTTTGCCTTCCTCACTTGCTTCGGTAAGTACCTCGCAATCTGTAACCTCGGTTATAAGCTTCATAGTAATATACCTTTTCTTTATAATTTTATTTTATTTATAACTTATTCAGCTTCCTTTGCAAATGCAATAATGTCCTTAAATCCTTGTGAATCCTTCATCATTGTGGATTCCATTTCCTTACGGTTTTTAGGATTTAGAGATTTCATTACGTCATTTAGCATTTTAGCTTCCTGAGCAGATACCTTGACTGATTTGCCATCTTTCAACTTCATCATCCCAGGCTTCACACCTTCCTTTAGAGACGATGGTCTTTTACCTGACAAATAATGATGTAAGGCTTTTTCATGAGCCGCTGCATCAGCTGATTTATTAGCACCAACAGTACGTGTTGACATTAGAGCTTCTGCTGAGTCCTTATCTGTGTCTCTTTGATATACGTGGTGATTAGTTGTGGCACCTGTTTTATTATTTGTAACTTTGACATGAACTGTATCACCGTATTCACCGGGATTATTATGGTGAGGGATACCAGCTTTATTCATTTTTGATCTTTTTGCCGCTACGTGAGATGGAGCACCTTCACTGCCACCCTTTTTCTTAGGGCCGACTGTAAATGTATAATGACCGTGATCAACAGTACCTTCTTCCAATGCCTCATAATATGATGAATACATTGGATAACCAGCCGCCAATTTAATGATATCTTCATCATCGTCATCATCATGCGGAGGTTCATATCTCTTACCTTCGGCATATGCATGAAGTGTTTTCAATTCGCCGTGAGCCGCGGCCAATTTGTTCTGGAACCATTCTTCTGGATCCATTGTGGTATCCGTAATAAAGTCCTCGATTTCTCTTGCAGCATATTCAATGAATCTTAGTTGACCGACCATCATAGGAATCTCTTCAGATGGATCCTCGTTCAATTCAGTAGATTCATACTTAGGAGCCCGATCAAGTTTTGCCTGACCTTCTTTTCTCTGAGAATGAGCCTGATCATAAGCCGTTTCATCCTGGCCTTTCATATAATCAGCCAATCGCTTTTTCGGCATTGCCTTTGGCTTGTAACCTTCCTGGTCACCCAAACCTAGCGGATCAATAATCTCTACTTGGTGTTGGTCTTTAAATTTCTTTTCCTCGGCGCCTTTGGGCTCTGCGACCTCAGAAAGAATGTTTCTAAACCTTTTCATTTTTCGATTCCTATAAGTTGTTTAATTTTTATTTTATTTATTAAAGTTCAGGTTCTTGTGAATTATCAGTATCAATGTCAGCATCTGGATCTGGTTCAGATTCCTTCTCTGCATTCATTCTTTCCTGTTCTTCTTTCCATTCATCTTCCGTGAGCTGAAGAACATTTTTGACAACCCATTCTCTAGAATAATATGTACCAACGTGATCCTCTACCTCTCGTAAGGTTGACATACGTTCTCTAAGAATTTCAGCATCCTTGAGTTCATCAAAGTAATTTTCTTGAATAAAGTCATAACGAATATTATTTCTGATTTCAGCAAAATCCTCTGGTCCCATAATACCTTTAAGAATAAGCTGCTTTTCAAGAATTATACTGAATAGCCAAGAGAATCGAGCACGAAGCCGTTTTACAAACTTACCAAATTTAACCTCATCACGACTGATCTCAGAAACACGACCAAATGAGTACATTGTTTCCGGCTCAAGTCTTGATAGAGGAACTTTCAATGACTTATACAATTTCCGTTGAAAATACTGTAGGTTTGTATCATCGGTTAAACCAGCTGCATTTCCACCAGCCATAACGTCAACCTCTGTTGATCTTTCCCCGCCTCTACGTGGGAACCAAAAGTCTTCTGTCATGGTCATCATTTTACGAGAATCAGATATTTCACCAGTGGATGAGTTATACTGAAGCTTGTTTTTATGGCGAATCATCATATCTCGCAGATATTGTTCAGCCTTCGATTTAGGTAGGTTCCCAACATCAATATAGAAAATTCGTCTTTCAGGAGCTCGTGTAAGAGTGTAAATGACTGTAGCATCTTCGAGCATCCTTAATTGGTTTAATGGTTTAATTGCTGGGTGCAAATTTCCTAAAACCATTGAGTTATTTTCGTTCATAATACCAGATGTTACTCGAGCAATGGAATCCTTTGAGATTCTATAACCTTGAGTATTGCCACCACTGGCACCAGAATTTGTATTAGTAAACCCACTCTCAGAATATAGATAATATTCATTTTTTAGTTTTTTGGTCGGCACACCAGAATGTGGATCTTTTTTACGCTTATCA